CAATTGACGAGAACTTCGACGAGACAACCAACAAGTTCGTCGTCGGAAGCTCTGTCAAGGTACGGCTCGAGCATTCTCTCGTCACCGTGTCAAAATGGGAGTCAATCTGGGAAGAACCTTTCTTGGGGAAGAAAGACAAAACCCAAGCGCAGACTCTGTCTTACGTAGAGCTGATGATCGTCGATGAAATCCCTTCGGAGATTTTCCAGAAACTTGTCGAAGATCATCTCGACGACATCAATCTCTACGTTTCTGCAAACATGACGGCGACGAAGCTTCGTGAAGAGCAGAATGCTCCGCCGTCCAGAGAGAGCATCACATCTGAACTGATTTACTACTGGATGATTTCGCTGAACATTCCAGTAGAGTTCGAACATTGGCATTTGAATCGCCTACTGACGCTCATTCGGGTGATCAACTTGAAGAACACTCCGAAAAAGAAGATGAGCGCCAAGGAAATGCGAGAGCTCAACCGATCCCGGTTAGCGAAACACGGTACTCGAGGCTAAGGGAGGTGTGATGACAAGAATTAGTTGGGCAACGTCCGGTACTCGAGTATTCGAAGCAGGAATAGATCGTGGCGTGTTGTACGTGGATAACGGGCCTGGCGTTCCATGGCTTGGTCTTGTTAGCGTCAGCCAAAGCCAGACCGGCGGAGCATCGAAGCCTCGATATCTCGATGGTATCAAAATCAGTAACCGCGCATCTCCCGAAGAATTCGAAGCCACAGTCGAGGCATACACTTATCCGCTGGAGTTCGAACGTTGTGACGGTACTTACCGTGCCGATAGCGGCCTTCGAATCACTCAGCAGAGGCGAAAGCCTTTTGGGATGACGTATCGTTCGAAGGTCGGCAACGAAGTCGCTGGATTGTCTCTCGGGTACAAGATTCACGTCCTGTACAACCTGAAAGCCGAACCTTCGGATCATGGTTTCCATACGCTTACCGATCAGAGTGAGCCGTCTACCTTTAGTTGGAAAGTTTCATCTCGAGCCGCAGTTGTTTCTGGATATCGTCCTTCGGCGCACTTCGTAGTCGATTCCAGGGACGTTCCGGCTGCACTTCTTAGTCAGCTCGAAGACTTGCTTTACGGAACCGACACCACGGTTCCCACACTTCCGACTCCGGGAGAGTTGATATTCCTCTTCGACTCGTTCAATGATCTCGTTTACGATGCCGGAGATCCTTACACGCCAGTATTTGCAACATATGACGCTGGAACCCCCAGCACATCAGTCACAGGAACAATCGATGGAGGTGCGCTGTAATGGCAGTGGGCACACGAATGCAACAGCGTCGCGCCACCGAGGCTACCTGGTCGACTTCCGGCTATATTCTGGCGGCCGGCGAACTCGGCGTGACGACGGATACCGGAGTCATCAAGATCGGCGACGGTGTCAACACCTGGTCGAGCCTTTCGGCTGCTTTCGGGTCGAAGTATCTGCCGATCCTCGGGACGGCTGCGGACTCCTCGCTTCTGGGCGGCGTCAGTCCGGCAAACTACGTCAAGTTCACGGATACCGCAACCGCGGCAACCGCAGACAAGATCGTGAAACGTCTTTCCGACGGTCGAGTGAAGGCTGCGGTTGGCACAGCGACGGATGACGTCGTGACACTGGCTCAGTTGACGAGTCAGTCGATCATTCGAACCGTCACTGCTTCGTTCACGCTGGCCCTGACGGATATCGGTCAGCGAATTGTTGCCAACAGTTCATCGTACGCCACGAACATCACGTGCACGGTTCCGCCAAACTCCTCGGTGGCGTTCCCGGTTGGTTCATTCGTGGATCTGGTGACCGGCGACAAGGGACCGCTTGTTTTGGCTGCCGGAGCAGGCGTGACGATCAACGGAGCGATTCCGATCTACGGTGGCGGAGGAAACGGCCGCCTGATCAAGACTGCGACGGACACATGGCGTCTCGTGGGCGTCGTCCAGAGTCCCCCTCCGTTGTTGCGGAGGCTGATTCTGACCGGCAGTGGAAATACGCTTACGTCAGCTTCGTTCCAATCTTTGCGGTTGGACTCAGCGGATGCGCCAACACATACTTTCTCGAACAACGCAGATACTCTTGGCGCTGGTGAGCAATGGAGTTCTGCCGCGAATACGAAATGCTATTGCCGGCGAGAAGGCTGGTATGACGTATTTCTTCAGATGGGTACTTCTGGAAACATCGCCTCCCGCATGCTGATCGAGCCGCAGTTCAATGGAAATACCGGTAGCGATTATTTGGGATCGCTGTCAACCAAAGGTACAGCTCAGTACGACATCACGGTGAGCTACAGAGGGCTGATTCCCATGCATGTCGGCGATTACATGGAAGCCGTCGCATACCAGGACAGTGGCGCAAGCCAAACCATTCAGCATCAATCATACGCAAGTTCTATGGTCGAATGGGTGTGGCGACGCCCTCTGTGATTAGGAGGATGTATGCCCATCTCTTTGACATCGGAAGGATCGTTCGACAAAACTGAAAAGTTCCTCCGCGATATGCAGAAGCTTGAGATCGACGCGGTTTTGAACGCGGCCGGACAACAGGGAGCAACTGCGCTTGGAAGGGCCACTCCGAGGGATACAGGATTGGCTGCCGGTTCTTGGGGTTACGAGATCCAGAAATCCAGCGCTGGAATAATGATCGGATGGACGAACACCGACGTTGAAAGCGGTTTTCCTGTCGCCTTGATGATTCAATACGGGCATGGAACAGGAACTGGCGGGTATATCCAAGGAATCGACTACATCAACCCCGCGATGCGACCTATATTTGACCAGATCGCAGAGACTGTATGGAAGGCGGTGACCTCTGCATGAGTAGCATTGACGAACGAATTGTTCGGATGAAATTCGACAATTCGCAATTCGCAACGGGAACTGCTGCAACGCTGAAGCAGCTCGACCAGCTGAAAACTGCTCTGCGTCTCGAGGGAGCCACCACAGGTCTCGACGAGATCGGGGCAGCAGCGGGTCGCTTCTCTACTGCGGGAGCTCAGGATCAGGTTTCTGGTCTGGCAGCCCGTTTCAGCGCACTGCAGGTTGCTGCGATCACGGCTCTGGCAAATATCGTCAACAAAGCGGTAAACGCTGGCACTGAACTTGCTCATTCCCTGACACTCGCGCCGATCATCGATGGTTTCCACGAATACGAAACGAACCTGAATTCGATCCAGACGATTCTGGCGAATACGGGGCTGAAGGGTGCCGAAGGCCTGAACAAGGTCAACGACGCTCTGAACAATCTGAATCATTACGCTGACCAAACGATTTACAACTTCTCCGAGATGGCTCGGAACATCGGCACCTTCACGGCTGCCGGTGTGAGTCTGGAAGTGGCTACCAGCGCGATCAAGGGTATCGCAAATCTGGCCGCTATCTCCGGATCGAATGCCCAGCAGGCTTCGACGGCGATGTATCAGCTTTCTCAAGCTCTTGCTGCCGGTAAGGTCACGCTTGAGGACTGGAATTCGGTCGTCAATGCCGGCATGGGTGGTAAGGTCTTCCAAGACGCCCTGATCGAAACCGCCCGGGTTCATGGCGTCGCAGTCGACCAGTTCATCAAGGATGAGGGTTCGTTCCGGCTCAGCCTGCAGAAGGGCTGGCTTACCAGTGGAATCCTGACGGAGACCCTCAGCAAGTTCACTGGTGAATTGACGGCCGATCAGCTCAAGTCCATGGGTTACAATCAGCAGCAGATCGCCGGCATCCTGGAAATGGGCCGGACTGCTACGGATGCAGCCACCAAGGTCAAGACAATGACCCAGCTCTTGGACACACTGCGTGAAGCAGTAGGTTCGGGCTGGGCGCAAACATGGCAGATCGTCTTCGGTAACTTCGACGAAGCCAAATCGCTGTTCACGGATGTTAGCAATACGCTCGGCGGGATGATCCAAAACTCCGCCAAGGCTCGAAATGAACTCCTCCAGGGTTGGAAAGACCTCGGGGGTCGTCAGGCCCTGATCGACGGCATCTCCAACGCGTTCCATGCGTTGCTGTCCATCCTCACGCCGATCAAGGACGCTTTCCGGGAGATATTCCCGCCCACTACCGCACAGCAGCTTTACAACATCACGGCAGCGATTCGAGACTTCTTCGCCAAGATGATTCTTGGTACCGAAACGGCAAATAACCTCCGGAGGACTTTCGCCGGATTCTTTGCGATCTTGGGCATCGGCTGGGAGCTTCTGAAGGCTGGCGTCAAATTCTTGGCCGATTTGATCGGGAAATTCACCGGTGGTGGTAGCAGTATTCTCAAGTTCACCGGAAGCATCGGTGATTTCTTGGTGCAGCTGCATGAAGCGATCAAGAGCGGCAACGCATTCGGTAAGTTCTTCGAGGGATTGGGTAAGATCCTCG